AAATGAGTGAGATTCGGTTTGGTGCGATGCGGGTAGATGTTGAGATGCTGAGTGATGCGGATTATGAGTATGTCCTTGGCATTTTCAAAGATGCTCTGAAGTTGGAGGGCTACGACCCCGAGGAGTATACGACTGACGAGTGGGTGCTTGAGTTTAAGTTTGAGAAAAGGGAGGTGTGAGATGGAAACTTGTCAAATAGATATGGAAGGCTTAAGCCTACAAGACTTCGATACGATCAACGACATAGTGCACAAAGCGTTGCGTGACATGGGTGTCGAACCCGCATCGTTTAGTTGGTGCATAGAAGTTGAATACACAGAGGAGGAGAAGTGAAATGAAACGCATCAAAGAAGCAGTAAAAGAGTATTACGGCAAGCGTTGTCTTGACTTTGAGCCTGAGTGTGTGGTGTGCCAAGCGTGGGCTGAGTTTGATGAAGCCAAGCGTGCAGTTGGAATTGAGAGACGAAGGAGAAAGATAAAAATAATGGAAGCCTTGTTGTCAATAGACACCCGCAAGTGGTTGGCTACGGACAAAGAGAAAGACAGGCTTATGAGTAAGTGGGTAGATGAGGAGTACTCAGAAGCAACCGACGAGCAGAAGGCTAACTTGTTAAAACTTTTTAAGGAGGTGTGAGATGCATTGGAATCATAGAGTTGTTGACCTGACCGCAGAGAACGAGGGCGACCCGTTGTTTGCTGTACGAGAAGTTTATTATGAGGAGAACGGGATGCCGAGTGGGCATCACGAGCCTTATCTTGTGTCTGAGACGATGGATGGATTGAAGTGGGTGCTAGACCAAATAAAGACGGCACTCGACCAACCTGTCCTCAAGCCCGAGGACTTTAACAACCCAACGGAACTGAGTTCCACTCAAGGAAAGGAAGTGAAATGAATTGGTTAAAAGAGTTGTTCTTCTACGATGCTGAGAGTTTTACTTGGTCTCAATTCATGCTCGACTTGTGCATGGCGGTTGGTCTTTTGTTTTTGATGTTCGTAGGCATATGGCTGGCGTATGCCATTTTTGGTTAGAGAGAAAGGGAGGTTTACTGTGGGCTATAGATCAGAAGTGGCGATGGTAATCAAAGCCAAAGATGAAGCGGCATTCAAAGAGTTTTGTGTGCATCTCAAACTGTTTGTCGCCGCAGAGATGGGTGGTATGTTGTTCAGCGACTGCTGGAACGAAGACGAGTATGGGTTCACTAAAGACTCGATTGTTTTCCATGCATGTGATGTCAAGTGGTACGAGTCCTTTCCCGAAGTCGTTCGTATGGATAAGTTGTGGGAGTTTGCATCTCAATACGAGAACGACAAGCAGGTGGGATTGGCGGGTACTTTCTATCGCATCGGGGAGGACGACTCAGACATAGAGTCGAAGTGCTTTGGCGATGACCCGCCGTATGAAGAAATACATTTGAACCGACACATTGAGGTATGCGTGCCGTTTGATTGTGTTTCTTTGGATGAAGTTATCAGCGAAGTAAAAGTTGTTAACCAAGAGGAAGGAGTTACATCATGAAGCAACCAAGCAATAAAACTGTATCAATCAGGCAAGAACTTGCCAAAAACGCTACGCCCGATCAGGTAGCGTTCAAACTTGGCGTGCCACTAAAAGATGTTATGAAGGTTGTCTACAAAGACAGGTACGCAGAGAAGAAACGCAAGGCTCGTGTGGGTAAGGTGCGTTCGTATGTGCGCCGTGTCCCTCGCCATCCCGACAGGACTCAGGTGGTGGGTGAACATGCCCGTGGTGTGCGAGGGTCGACCGGAACCGAGTTCCACTCGAAGATGGAGTTAGGTGATTTAGAGAAAGTAGCGGCACTAATTAAATCTAAATCTGCTCTGGAGAACGAGTTGGACTTTGTGCGTTCTCAGTTTGCCGAGGCGTTCAAGAAGAACCAAGATCTCTACAACGAGATCAAGGACTTGCAGGCAGTCATCAAGTATCTAGAAGCACAAGTTGTAAACCTCATCAAATCTAACTAAGAAAGGAACTACACCATGATTAACATGCAAAGCGTTTCACTTGCCGAGGCGAAGCAGTCCATCATCAACCTTGGCAATGAAGTGCCCATCTTTCTATGCGGCGAGCCAGGCATCGGTAAGACTGCCATGGGGCAAGAAGTTGCTACAGAGTTGGGCTATGAGTATGCACCCGTGGACTGTGCCACGCTGGAGTTGGGCGATCTTGGTACTCCGCATCAAGACAAGGAAGCGGGTTGCACCGAGTTCCTACCCAACGCTAGGTTCGGAATCCACAAGGGCAAAGACATTGTTCTGATGTTGGACGAGTTGACCAAAGCACCTCGCCCTGTGATGAACATGCTCATGCCTACATTCAACGAGGGTCGGCTGTACGACAAGAACTTGACCAGCAGGTCTATCGTGTTTGGTACGGGCAACCTCTCAACGGATGGTGTTGGTGACAACATGCCTCCGCACTTCATCTCTCGGGTGGACTGGCTATTTGTCCGTAAGCCCAACGCAGAAGAGTGGGTTGAGTGGGGTCGCAACAACGGCATGAACGCAACGCTCATGGCTTGGGTCATCAAGAATCCCCATTGCTTGCAGTCGTACACCGACTTCAACGAGAAGGACATCAACCCCAAAGCACCACCGAATCCGTACATCTACTTTCCACAACTGCCTAGGAACTCATTCGTATGTCCTCGCTCATTGGCTCGGGGTAGCAAGATACTGGACAGGCGTGATGTTCTGCTTGAGACAGTGGTGCATGCCAACCTTGCTGGTGTGATGGGTAGGAGTGCGGCGGCTGACATTCAAGCCTACTCTACTGTGGAGAAAGAACTTGAGGATTGGGTAGTCATCGAGAAAGACCCGATGAATGTGAAAGTCCCTGAGAATCCTATCGCTGTGTGTATTCAGATTCAGCAAGCGATGATGCGTGCAACGAAGGACAACCTCACACCAATCGTTAAGTATGTGAAGCGTCTGCCTCGTGAGTCTCAAGCCATGTTCGGCACCAACCTCTACAAGATGAAAGAGAAGCGGGACATTGCCATTCGTAATGTGGAGTTTGCGAAGTGGGCAGTCGAGAACCACTGGATGTTGCCCGATGTTAAGTAGTTGTAGTCCAACGGAACCGAGTTCCACTCGGAGAAAGGAAGTGAGATGAGTAAGTTAACACCTGAGCAAAGACTATCCAAGGCACGAGTTGCTTTGATGACGCATCCAAAATTCTGTGCGTTGTCGGGCATCATGCTGATGGGTAAGGTGACTGTTGAGGAAGGGTGGGGGACTGCCTGTACTGATGGTCGCAGTGAGTGGTACGACCCCAAGTTCATCGAGCAGTTGGATGATCAGGAGTTGTGCTTTGTGGTCGCACACGAGAACTTCCACAAGATGTTCCAACATGGTTCTGTGTGGCAACATCTGTTTGAGGAAGACCCGCAGACTATGGGTGCGGCGGCTGATGCCGTGATTAACCTGATGATCGAGGACTGGGGTGCGCCTGTTGGTCCGTTCGACCGCATCGTGAAGTTCCCGACAATCGGTGGTGTGTACGACGAGAAGTACCGAGGCATGGACGCTGGCACTGTGTATCGCCTGATGCGTAACAACAAGGGCAACAAGGGTAAGGGTCAGAGCCAAGGTCAGGGGCAACAAGGTCAGGGACAAGGACAACCCCAAAGTCAAGGCAAGCCAAGCACTCAGCCTCCGAGTAATCCAGCGGCTAACACCACGGGTCAAGCGTCGTTCGATGAGCACGACTACAAGTCGCCACAAAAGTTGTCTGCACAGGAGATAGATGCGCTGAAGAATCAGATAGACCAAGCGATTCGTCAGGGTCAGATGCTATCTAAAGAAATGTGCAAAAAGTATGGACTCGGTGGTGGTAATGATGAGTTGGGTCTGAGTGAGTTGCTTGAGCCGTATGTTGACTGGAAGCAGGTGATGCGTGACTTCATCAAGTCATCTGTTGCTGGCAAGGACTTGTCTACATACTCTCGCCCCAACAAGCGCATGCAACCGCTTGGCATTTACATGCCGAGTTCTTACAGCGAGACTACAAGTCGCATCGTGGGTGGCGTGGATGTATCGGGGTCAGTCAATTCGGAGTTGCAAGATCAGTTCTTCTCCGAGTTGGAGTCGATCAGGCTGGAGGTCAACCCCGAGATTCTTGATGTGCTGGCGTGGGATACCAAAGTGGAAACGCACAAACGCTTTGAGCGTGATAGCGGTGAAACGATGGTAGATGTTGGTGTGTTCCGAGGTGGGGGCGGCACAGACCCTGCCTGTGTGTTTGACTATTTGAGAGAAGAGCAGTCAAGCATACCGCCCGATGCCATTGTCGTATTGACGGACGGATATGTGCCAAGTTGGGGAGATGTTACTAACATCTCTTCGCCTGTGTTGTGGGTTGTCGTCGGGGATAGCCAAGCCATGCCTACGCATGGTCAGGTTGTCTACATTAAGTAGTCCAACGGAACCGAGTTCCGCTCAAAGAAAGGAAACATCATGAACCAAGAAGTCACAAACATTGCATCCAGCGCAGTACTTGTTGATCTCAACATTGCGATATGGACTGCACGCAAGAACGACAAGCGAGTGTCCGAGGAGATCGATCAAGCCAAAGGCACCAAGGCACGGGCGGGTAACTTCCACAAGAAGTTGTTCGCTGGTAACTCCACGCTTGAGGAGTTGCAGAAGTTCGTCACTCAGGTACGCACCTATCACTACAACAACACCTTGCCGTGGTCAGACTCAGGCACTCGTCTGCTGGTGATGGGTCGGTTCATGGAGTACAACACCAAGATGCGTGAGTTCGACGAGCAGTTTCACACGCTCAAGGACAAGTTCTTGGAGAATTACAACGCCATGGTAAGTGCGGCGGCGTTTACTCTCGGTGAGTTGTTTGATCGTGAGGACTACCCCAACCCTGATGTGGTGGCACACAAGTTCTACTACAAGTACGACTTCATGCCTGTACCACAGTCGGGTGACTTCCGTATTGACATTGGCAACGAGGGTATGCAGGAATTGATTGGCAAGTATGAGTCTCAGTTTGATCTTCGAGTAAAGACTGCGATGCAAGATGCTTGGGGTCGCTTACATGACTGCGTGTCTCGCATGAGTGAGCGTCTTGACTTCGGTGCAGAGGACAAGAAGATTTTCCGTGACTCTTTGGTGGAGAACGCCCTTGAACTTGTTGACATGCTCAAGTGTATGAACATCACGAACGACCCCGAACTAGAGAAGTCTCGCAAGCAGTTGGAGCAGGCTTTGTTTGGTGTGTCAGCTCAAGAGTTGCGTGAGAGCGCAGACATTCGCAAAGATGTTAAGACTCAGGTCGACGACATTCTTAAGCGTATGAGTTTTTAAATCAACCCACTTTATTGGAGGAGATACACATGTTAGTACATGATGTCAGACCATTGCGTACATACGCAGAAGCACTTGAGTATGTGCAGAACACTAAGCCCATAAAGAGTTCTAACAACACACACAATGTTCGCCCTCTCGGTGGTAGGCGATATTGGTGGGCTAGGTGGATACGAGAACGAGAATCCGACGGAGTTATTGAGGTAGGCACATACCACAACGACCCTGTTGTTAGGTTCTTTCCCGACAATCGAATCGAGATACTGCATGGCGGATGGGCGCTAGGCAATCGGCAGATTCTTGGTGCGTTGTTTCGGGGTGAGTTCAGGATTAAATACGCCAATGGTCATAAGTTCTATGTGACTGTTTGCACTCTTGAATCAAAGACTAACTACATCGTTAAAAGGGGCGAGCCATTGATCTTGCACTTCGACGGGAAAACTTATGTCGGCAAGACAGAAGTAGAGACCAAGCCGTATGTAAGGCGTAAGCCCTTGACAGACATCAGGAAGCAGTATGCGGCGTTCTCGGAGTATGTGCATACCATGAACAAGTTGGCAGGTGGTATTCAAGACGACATGAGACCCACAATGCACACCGTCGACTTTGAAACTCTGTTCATGCAGTTGCGGGGCAAAGAAATGGAGGGTAATGAGGAAGCGTTCCAAGTGTGCTACACGAACATGGCAAGAATTTATTCAGTGTCTTGTTGGGAGCGTGGAGCGGGGTATGTCAATCGTCTCAGCACCGAGAGGATTAACGGAGCGTTTACTAATCTAATCAAGTCGTTGTTCAGTGAAGCAGTAATGGAGATGCGTGCTGTACCAAACTCAACCATCGTTAAATAAGAAAGGAAACACCATGGAAAATGTAATCAACGAAGTCAAAGTCGACATCAAACTTCACCCCAAACTTCAAATCGCTGTTGATCGCCTCAACAAGCGGTACGCAGATGTCATTGTCTCTCGGCACAAGACACGCCTGTGCAGTGTGTACGGTGAGAGAAAGGAATTTATCATCTACCTAGAGTTGAAGACGGGTATGTCTCCCAAACGCTTTGGAGTACTAGAAGTGACAGAAACAGACGGTGCGCTTGAAGACCACAAGTTTATTGTGACTTCTCACCTTATCAAAAACGAGCGTAGCCCACGAGACTCAAAGAGCACGATCAAGGACAAGTTGATCACCAAACTGATTGATCAGTACTGCCGTCCGTTTTCTCTGCAAGAGCGCTCAGACGAGTTGTTGCGTGAAGGTAGAAATCGTTTGCAGGAGTCGTGCTGGAAAGCGGAGAATGCAATGAAAGAAGCGTATCGGACGGTGATCGATCGTTGTTTTGGGTTGATGACACAAAAAGTTATGAGTGAAACCGATGAAGGTTGGACAGATGAGCAGAGGCAAAGCATCATTGCCTACAGAGAGGCTAAAGCGAAGTATGCTTGGATTGATAAGAATGCCGACCATAAACAGAAAGGCGCCGCCGTGCAAGTGATTGCATTCCAAGTGGGTGAGAAGTGGATTATCAACATCTACAATTCCAAAACCTATGATGATGGCTCTTCACGCAATTTGGTGGAGAACTATGATTCGTTTGAGGCAATGCCTGAGTACATCCAGCAGAAAGTCGCTCTGTTGCGTATCGCACCACACAACGAAGTCCTAGAAGACATCGGGGTCAAAGTTGAAGCGAACTCTTATTTCTTGTATGGTCAAGAGTTGCAACACCTGAAAGGCACAAATGACACCGGAGAAAAAAGTAAAGCAGAAAGTAACTAAACTGCTAGACAGTTTTGGTGTGTATTGGTTTTACCCTGTGGCTACTGGCTACGGGTCTAGTGGAATACCCGACATCATTGCGTGTGTTCGGGGGCGGTTCATCGGTATCGAGTGCAAGGCTACGCCGAAAGACCAACCCACGGCATTGCAATTAAAGAACTTGGCACGCATTAAAGACCAAGGGGGTATCGCCGTTGTTATCCATGCAGAAAATTTAGAGGAGTTAAACCATGTCATCAACACAATTGTTGACGATTGACTTTGAGACTTACTATGACAAAGACTTTTCCCTAAGCAAGATCACGACCGAGGAGTATGTTCGGTCAGAGTTGTTTGAAGTAATCGGTGTGGCAGTAAAAGTAAATGGTGGTGTGCCTAAGTGGTTTAGCGGTACGCATCAAGAGACTGCAGAATGGCTATCTCAGTTTGATTGGGGATCGTCACTAGTCCTCGCACACAACACCATGTTTGATGCCGCTATTCTTGTATGGCGGTTTAACATTGTGCCCTTGGGTTGGGTTGATACCATGTCTATGGGTCAAGCACTCTTACCCGCAACACAGTCAAAGTCATTGGCGAAACTTTCTGAGCACTATGGCGTTGGTGTGAAGGGCGATGAGGTTGTGCATGCAATCGGCATGCGGCGCAAAGACTTCGACACTTATTCTCTCAACAAGTACGCAGGATACTGTCTCAACGATGTGGAGTTGACCTACGCACTGTTCCGCAAGATGCTGGTTGGCTTCCCCCGCATGGAGTTGAAGTTGATCGACCTCACCATACGGATGTTCGCAGAACCTGTTCTCAAGGTAGATGTTGACCTCCTTACTAAACATTTAACTTCCATCAGGGAGTTTAAGGACAAGTTATTAGATGCATCTGGGCTTGACACAGAGACCATCATGTCTAACAACAAGTTTGCAGATTGGCTACAAGAGCGAGGCGTTGACCCGCCTACTAAGATTAGTCCGACCACAGGCAAAGAAGCGTTGGCGTTTGCTAAGACAGACAAAGAGTTTTTAGCGTTGCAAGACCACGAGGATGTGGCTGTTCAGACTGCGGTGGCGGCTCGGCTCGGGGTGAAGTCTACGCTAGAGGAAACACGCACAGAGAGATTTATTGGCATCGGTAGTCGAGGCGCAATGCCCGTACCACTCAAATACTATGCCGCACACACAGGTCGGTGGGGTGGTGCCGACTCTCTCAACCTACAGAATTTGCCATCACGCACAGGCTCATCTGCTCTCAAGGACTCTATATGTGCGCCCGAAGGACATGTGATTATCGACTCGGACTCAGCACAGATCGAGACTCGGATGCTTGCATGGTTAGCGGGTCAGCAGGACATCGTGGAAGCATTCGCAACAGGGCAAGATGTTTATAGAATTATGGCATCTGCCATCTACAACAAACCCGAAGACGACATCACCAAAGACGAGCGGTTCATCGGCAAGACTGTAGTACTAGGTTGTGGCTACGGCATGGGTGCAGATAAGTTCAAGGGGATGCTGGCTCTACAGAAGATAGACTTGGAGAAGCACGAGGCTGAACGCATCATCCATGTGTATCGGGAGAAGAACTTTAAGATCAAGAAGTTATGGTATGACGCTCAGAACACCCTACCGGCTATCCTACACAACAAGCGAATGTGGCTCGGTCAGCATGAAGCACTGTTCGTCGAAGGCTCTATGGGTATCCGGCTCCCCTCGGGTCTGCATGTTAAGTACAACAACTTGAGGGCTGATCACAACGGACAGTACGAGTACGAGGCTCGGAAGAACGAGTGGGTCAAGATTTATGGTGGGAAGGTTGTAGAGAATGTGGTGCAAGCATTGGCTAGAATTGTCATCGGTCAGCAGATGCTGAAGATTGCCGAGCGGTATCGGGTAGTGTTGACTGTGCATGATGCGATTGCCTGTATTGCCCCGATTGGGGAAGCACCTCTTGCCCGTGACTATGTTGAGGAGTGCATGCGGTGGGTTCCTGAGTGGGCTACTGGCGTGCCTCTTAACTGTGAGGTGGGCATCGGACCAAACTATGGCTCTTGTTAATTGATAGGAAAAAGTTATGTATGTAGATTATTCCCCCTACTATCTTGAGGTTAAGCGGTTGTTACGAGAAATCTACGAGAACGCAAACGACCGAGAGATAGAAACAGCAATTGCGTTGGCTGAGAAACTAATGGTAGAAAGCAGACTCTTACTACAGGCAATCAAGGCACAACGAGAACAATGAAACTCCCCGCTTGGTCATACTCAAGCATTACCCTCTTTCACCAATGTCCCAAGAAGTATCATCACCTACGGGTAGTGAAAGATGTTGTTGAACCCAAGACCGAACAACTTCTTTACGGCGAACAGTTACATAAAGCCGCTGAGGAGTTCGTTCGGGATGGCACCCCTCTCCCTGAACAGTTCCTGTTCATACTCCCCTACCTAGAAAAACTTAATGCAATCGAAGGTGACAAACTCTGCGAACATAAGATGGGTGTCACCGACGGGGGCAAGCCCTGCGGCTTCTTTGACAAGAACGTGTGGTGGCGTGGCATCGCAGACCTGATGATCATCAACGGCGACAAGGTGCACATAATAGATTACAAGACAGGGCGTAACGCCAAGTTTGCAGATACCAAGCAGTTAGACTTCCTAGCCATGGCAACCTTTGCCCACTTCCCCGAGGTCGAGCGCATCAAGGGGGCGCTGATGTTTGTGGTAAGCGGAGACTTTGTCCGTAAGGAGTACACACGGGGAGACTTCTTGGGGCTACTGCGGGACGCCCTCTTTCTCTACACCCCTATGGAGGGTGCTTACGAGAAGGATATTTGGAACCCCAAACCCAACTTTACCTGCCGAAATTATTGTGCAGTGCGGTCTTGCGTTCATAACGGGAAGAATGGATAATCGAACGGAACTCGGTTCCACTCGACATACTTATGCCCTACACCAACAAGCCTCGCCCCTATAAGAAAGAGTACCAGCAACAACTGGCTCGGGAAGAGCATGACAATCGCATGGAGCGACAGCGTGCAAGGCGTGCTATTGATAAGAAGAGCAAGGATGAGAACGGAAATGGTAAGGCAGACAAGCGTGAGGGCAAGGATGTCTCTCATGTAAAACCCCTATCAAAAGGGGGTAGCAACAAGGATGGGTATCGCATACAATCCCCATCGAAGAACAGAAGTTTCAAGCGCAACAAAGATAGTTCGATGAAGTAAGGGCGTTTGCCCTGTAGTTTATTTGTTGAGTAGTACCCCAACGGCGAAGTGGAATTCCACATTCGCCTATAAACGCATCTGTAGGCACCATGGAAATAGTCAACAACAAAGTACTAATGCTCAATCTCAAACGACCCGAACGGGTCACTGCGATCATTCCTAAGAGTAAACAACTTGGGGAGACGGATGGCATCCACAAGGTCGCAGTCTATTGGGGACTAGAAGAAGCACAGGTTCTAAAGAATCTAGGCATCAAGAACGTCCCATCACCCATCGTAGCCAACTACGAATTCAAAGGCTTGTTCAAGCCATTCAAACACCAAATCACAACTGCTTCATTCCTAACGCTTCATCGCAGAGCGTTCTGCTTCAACGAGCAGGGTACGGGTAAGACCGCTTCAGTGATATGGGCGGCAGACTACCTGATGAACCTTGGCTTTATACGCAGGGTGCTTGTGGTGTGCCCTCTCTCGATCATGCAGTCTGCATGGCAAGACGACTTGTTTAAGTTCGCTATGCACCGATCGTCTGATGTTGCGTATGGCACTCCCGAGAAGCGCAAAAAAATAATTAGTGGACACGCTGAGTTTGTAATCATCAACTTTGATGGTGTAGAGATTGTGGCTGATGAGATCAACGCAAACGACTTCGATCTCATAGTGATTGATGAAGCCAACGCATACAAAAACATAAGCACTCGGCGGTTCAAGGTCATGAACAAACTAGTCACATCCCAACGCTGGCTGTGGATGTTGACTGGCACACCCGCATCGCAATCACCCGAGGATGCCTATGGGCTGGCACGGCTCGTATGCCCTGACCGAGTGCCTAAGTTTGTTGGCTCGTGGAGAGACAAGGTCATGTGGAAAGTTTCTCAGTTCCGGTGGGTACCCAAGGACAACGCAAGCCAAACAGTTCACGACGCTCTGCAACCCGCAATACGTTTCACCAAGCGTGAGTGTCTTGATCTACCGGAGATAACATACGAGACACGAGAAGTGCCTCTGACTAAACAACAAGAACGCTACTACATGCAGATGAAACAACAAGCACTGATGGTGGCGGCGGGTGAGGAAGTGTCGGGGGTCAATGCGGCGGCAGTACTAAACAAACTCCTACAAATCTCTGCGGGTGCGGTTTACTCAGACTCGGGAGAGGTTGTTGAGTTTGACTGTAGCAACAGGTTGTCGGAGATGGAGGATGTCTTATCTGAAACCAGTCACAAGACCCTAATTTTCGTGCCGTTCAAACACGCAATCAACGTGGTTTCGGATTACTTAACACGCAAGGGCTACACCAACGAAATCATAAACGGAGCGGTCAGCGCAAAAGAACGCACCGACATCTTCAGGCGTTTCCAGTCGGAGGCGGCTCCCAAGGTGCTGGTCATACAACCACAAGCGGCATCGCATGGTGTCACTTTGACTGCTGCCAGCAGCATCATATGGTTTGGTCCTACAACAAGTTTAGAGACGTATCTTCAAGCCAATGCCAGAGCACACCGCCAAGGGCAACACAACCCTGTGACCGTCACGCACCTACAAGGGTCCAACGCAGAGAAGCGCATCTATAAGATGCTTCAATCGAAACTCGATGTTCATAGCCAAATAATATTGCTGTACCAAGAATTAACTACTTGACAATGTATAATTTAGACACTACTATAAGAACCATAAGAACAGAAAGGAGTACACCATGAGCGAAGTAGCAGAGCAGGAACCGCGTGCCGAAGCGGGTTCCGACGAGACGAACGTCGACAGGATGGTCAAGATATACATCAAGATCAGGGACCGTTTGCGTGAAGAACAAGCGGTGTTTGCCACTAGGGAAGAAGAACTAGAAGGGCAACTACGGACGATCGAGTCGCACTTGTTGGAGCGGTGCAAAGAAATCGGCGCACAAAACATTAAGACTAAGCACGGGACAGTCATTCGTTCCGTCAAAACCGAATACTCGACCAACGATTGGGATTCGTTGTATGAGTATATTGATGAGCATAAGTTGTATGGCATCTTGTTCAAGCGCATCAATCAAACCAACCTTAAGCAATGGCTGGAGGAACATCCCACGCTAGTGCCCAAAGGTTTGAACGTCACAAACTCTTACTCTATAACCGTAAGGAGATCTAAATGAGTGAAATCACTCTATTCAAAGACGCCGTACCTGCCCACATCAAGGCTCGTCAACTCGATGACCTGACTTCCTCGTTGGCTGGCGGTGGTGGTACAAAACGTATTTCTATCCGTGGCGGTGTGTTCCGTCTGATGGATGGGGGTCAAGAGATTGCGGTGCGTGAAGATCGCTCCCTCAACATGGTGGTAGTCAATGCCGCCCCGAACATCTCTCGTACTTTTTACGAGGGTACATACGAAGAGGGCAAGACTACCGCTCCCGACTGCTGGTCTTCTGATGGTGTGGCACCTGCATCTGATGCGGCTAACCCACAGGCGTCGGCTTGTGCTGACTGCCCTCAGAACATCAAGGGTTCGGGACAAGGTGACTCTCGTGCATGCCGATTCTCTCAGCGTCTTGCTATCGTGCTTGAGAACGACATTAACGGAGATGTCTATCAGTTGACTCTTCCATCGCAGTCAATCTTTGGTAAGCCCGAGAACGACCGCATGCCGATGCAAGCGTATGCCAAGTACCTCAAGGCACAACGCACTCCGATCACTGCTGTTGTGACCGAGGCTCGGTTCGATACTAAGTCGGCTACTCCCCGCCTCACATTCAAGCCAATCCGTTGGCTGGATGAGAAAGAGATCGATCATGCGATCTCGCAGGGTAAGTCGCCCCCCGCTATCCAAGCGATCACGATGACTGTTGCACAAGTAGATAAAGTTGAAGAAGCGGCACCTGCACCCAAAGCCAAGGCCGAAGTTAAGTCTGAACCCAAGGCAGAAGTAGCAGAACCAACCAAGCGCAAGTCCGATAAGCCTGTTGTATCGGAGGAGAAGAAAGACTTGGACGCCGTACTGTCTGAATGGGCAGATGACTAATCTACTTTGGGTGCGGGGGTTCGCCCCCGCAGATGACTATGGAAATCGGATACACAAAACGGTTGGTAGACCGTATTAAGGAACAAGACACGTCCTTGCCATGGGTGCAGTTGGGCTTGATTTGTGCAGAACGTGAGATTCCTGTCTCTCATGTGGCGGAGTTCTTCGGCGTCACACGGCAAACTGTCTACCATTGGTTTTTAAACGAAACTCGACCTCAGGAACGTTACTTAACCAAGATTAAAGAAGCAATCGAAAAACTTCGCAAAAAATCTTATAAGTGACGTGACATGAACCGAGAATTTCTACAGGCAGTTACAGCCGATGGGGGGCATTACGCCATCGTCGGAATGTCGAAAGGCAAACTGCGTGAACAGATATTTGTCGAAACGCTCGATGAAGTAGAGACCACTGTACAAAGTCTTGTCGAGAAAGAGCGTGACATCTTCTTCGGGCTGGCTAAGTTTGGCACTCCCAACGAGAGAACTCGTGCAAATGCTACTCACGTTAAAGCCCTTTGGCTTGACCTCGATTGTGGTGAAGGCAAACCATACGAAGATAAGAACGAGGCTATCGCAGACCTCGGCAGGTTTTGCAAGGAAGTCGGACTACCTAAACCCACGATTGTGGGGTCGGGTAGTGGAGTGCATGTCTACTGGCCTCTAGATGAAGCCGTCACGATTGAGCAGTGGAGTGGCGTTGCCGAGTCTTTGAAGGCGCTTTGCGTTAGGCACGACCTCAAGGCTGACTCTGCGGTGACTGCCGATGCTGCTAGGATTCTCAGAATCCCCGGCACTACTAACTATAAAAGTGGTGAAGGTCGCCCAGTTGAGATCATCGTAGAGGGTAAGGCACGTCGCTTTGAGGACTTGAAGTCTCGGATTGGCGAAATCCTCCCCGCCCCTAAAAAAGTACGCCGCCCAATGGATGCCGTGACCAAGGCACTGATGGGCAATTACATCAACAAGTTTTCCACAATACAAAGACGCATCGAAGAAGATAAAGGCTGTCCTCAGATCAAACACATGATCGAGAACCAAGCCACGCTGGAGGAACCGTTGTGGAGAGCAGTACTTTCTATCGCCGTTTACTGCGACGATGGGGATGAGGCTATACACGAGGTTTCAAAGGCACATCCTAACTATACCCACGACGGAACTGAAGCCAAGGTCGCCACTATCAAGGGACCGTACACCTGTGCAACCTTTGAGAAGTTGCGTGCTGGTGGTTGTGAAGGGTGCATACACAGAGGAAACATTACCTCACCGATTCAAATCGGAGCCGAGATCGCACGGGCAACCGAGGAAGACAATGAAGTCAAGCAGAAGAGCGAGATCTTTCAAGAAGAGATTACGTTCAAGATTCCGTCGCTCCCGTACCCGTACTTCCGAGGCAAGAATGGTGGCATCTATCGAGAGGCGTTCGGAGACGAAGAAGACCCCACGCTGGTGTATGAGAATGACCTGTACTTAGTCAAGCGGGTGCTTGATGGAGAAGATGGTGAGTCTCTAAGTATGAGACTGCACCTGCCTCAAGATGGTGTTCGGGAGTTCACGATGTCTTTGACCGAAGCGCTATCTAAAGACGCATGTCGCAATGCGTTGGCAAAACAAGGTGTAGTCGCTCTGCCCGGTAAGCCCATGGACGCAATCATGTCTTACATCGCACGGGCAACTAAGGAGATGCAGATGACTCAACAATCAGAAATAGCAAGCGTAAGGTTTGGTTGGAACGATGACGACAGTAAGTTTATTTTGGGTGAGCGGGAGATTGATAGTGCAGGCAACATGAACTTCTGCCCTCCGTCTACCGTGACCCGTAACACGGCACCCCTTCTTCGCAAGCGGGGTGATCTAGAGCAGTGGAAGAAAGTCTTTAATACATACGCCACCGATGGTATGGAGGCTAATGCGTTCGGTGCTCTGTGTGCGTTCGGTGCGCCGTTGTTTAAGTTTACGAATCACAAGGGACTGCTGGTCAACTACGTCTCTAAAGAATCCGGTACAGGCAAGTCAACAATTCTCCGTATGTGTAACAGTGTGTACGGACACCCCGATAAGTTAATGCTCCATGCAGAAGATACGAAACTTTCTCGCCTTCATCGTTTTGGTGTCATGGCTCATCTTCCCGTGACCATTGACGAGATCACTAACATGAAACCCGAGGACTTCTCGGACCTCGCTTATGCCATCACACTAGGTAGACCACGCAATCGGATGCAGTCGCAGGTCAATGCCGAACGCCTTAATTCAGCCGAGTGGGCCACGATCATGCTTTCCAGTAGTAACGCATCCTTCTACGAGAAGATGCAACAGATCAAGTCGATGCCTGAGGGTGAGTTGATGAGAGTGTTTGAGATTAAGACGTTTGCTAATCACTCGATGGACAAGGGGCAGGCTGATGAAATTTTCTCCCTGATGTTCGACAACTACGGCATTGCAGGTGAGATTTACATACGCTGGGTCGCCTCGCATTTGCCCGAAGTTTTAGAGTTTATGGAGAAGACACAGCAACAATTCGATAACGAGATATGTGCAACCAATAAAGAGCGGTATTGGTCGGCGGGGGTAGCAAGCATCCTTACGGGAGGGTATTTTGCTAAACAGTTGGGGCTACATGACTACAACCTCAAGCGTATCTATCGCTGGGCGGTTGACATGGTTACGTACTCAAGGGCTGATGTTGAAAGTCTAAAGGTCGACCATGACATGGTGCTGGGTGACTACATACGCAACCACATCAACAACATCTTGATCATCAATGATGAGGTAGACAAACGGCTTGGTATGGGTGGACCTGCAATACGGGAGCCACGCAACGAGTTAAGGATTCGGTACGAGCCTGATACCAAGTTGATCTTCATCCCAATTGAGGACTTGCGTAATTGGTGTGCACAGAGGCAGTTGTACTACAAAGAGTTGGTATCAGAGTTGAAGCAGAAGGGTATTTTCTTGAAGGCAGAAAAGAAGAGGCTTGGTAAAGGCACAGACATCCCGACACCACCGTCGTACTGTGCGGTGTTGGACTCCAGTAAAGGGCATTTCATCGACGTGATCAGCACAGAAGGAGAGAGTAAATGAACGCTAATGAAGAACAAGTCGGAGGAGACCACTACAAGGCTATGAAGGTTCAGCCTTGGGATGCCATGGAGGCATGGCTATCTCCGAATCAATTCCGTGGGTTCCTGTTGGGGTCGGCTATTGCCTACCTCGCACGAGTCAATACCAAGGGGGTTGATGGCAAGGGCGGCATTCAAGACATCAAGAAAGCACGGCACTACCTTGACAAAATTATTGAACTAGAAGGAGATGAAAAATGAAAGAAATTAATGAAATGACCCTGCGGGATTATTTTGCGGCAAAAGCGCTTCAAGCAATGATTCAAGCAAGCGCTACTTTGCCCGAAGATGATGAACACTCTTATGTAAGTGCTGTTTACGGTGGAGTAAACACGGAGATGAGTCTTAGAAATGGCCTCAAAGAACCACCTAAACCTTTTACTTGGGCCGAGTTGTTGTGTGTTGAGTCTTACGAAATAGCAGATCAGATGTTGAAAGCAAGACTGCTGTAAAGGAGAACACATGAAAGACAAAATTATCTTAGCAACAGTTGTATCAGGAATGGTAGTCCTTGTTGTAGCCATATTCTTGATCGGTGTACAGCATGGGTCTCGTGTTAAAGCCATGAGCATGGTAGAAGTCTTTGAAGCAGGAAAGAAAGAAGCCCTACGAGTCTCACCCCATCCATCCCTAGAACTTGAACTGACCTGCGCCAACGTATGGGCTGGCAAGGTTGCACCTCCGGAAGTATTGAAATGATCGAGAAACTACCCAACGGTCGGTACAAGTTTACCTCCAAAGATCTTTTTAAAGCCATTGAAGGGTCGCAAAACTCAATACGACATAGGGTAACTAAATTATCAAAAGAGCGTGCCATACGGGAGATAGGCAAGATTGCCTCTACCAACATCAAAATCTACATGTCAGATGTCAACCCGATAGTGCTTTTTAAACTTGAGGCACTTCCTGAAAGCACCACGCCCATGTACGAGTTGTCAGAGATTAGCGGCTTCTTCAACAACCCGTTCAACCTAAAGAACGCCGTCGATAAAAGGTGGAGAAATGGCCTCCATTGAACAAAAAATTTGGGACTACCTTGTCAAACACAAAACTCCGGTGCAAGCAGCCACGTTGGCAAAGAGGTTCATCGTGAGCAAAGGGCATGTGGGACGCATACTAAAAGAACTTTCTGATAAAAATGTTTTGGATGTAGTCAACATAGGCAGAACAAAATTTTATAAAGTAAAGGACTAGCCATGAAAATAGAGGAACTCATAGAAAAACTGCGTCAACCAGCTTTTGATCTCAACGAGGCACAAGCCATCATGGATATGGCGGCGAAAGAACTAGAGGGTAAGCAATACATGGTTGAGTTTCTACAGGATAACAACAAGCGGTTGCTTAGTGAAGTGCAAGCGTTATCTTTAGATCTAGGACTACGAGAAGGAGCCTACAGTGGAGAAATCAAAAACCAATAAGGGTCTGCACCCCTCAGGCATGACGTGGGAGCGATGGGACTGGCCCTTCAAAACGCCTCAGGAACGCAAACTAGTCGTTGAATATATGAAGAAGTTTGCGAAAGATCGATGGACGTTCTGATTCTTGATGGGGCTAGTTACGAATTAGATTGGGAAGCCCTACGCAAACCCCCACAGTCTGTGTTTGTACCGTGCCTTGATACCGACTTTGGTAAAAATGCCCTAGAAACCGAACTTAAATACCATGGGATACAACAATTTGTACTACGTGTTCGGATTGAGGATGGGGTCTTGGGGGTGAGGGTATGGACTTTGTAAACACCTTGGGTTAGTATTTTCCCCGAGTCATGCTTCTCCTTGCATTTCTCATGGTGTTTACTCTTTTACATGGGGTGCCCCCGGCTAACCACCGGGGGTTTTTTTATCCCGTCAGGGAGCCAGATAAGGACGTAGACCCTTCTCAACATACACCCCATCAATCATTTCAGACGAGCGTTTAGCAAAGTTCTCGATCGACCGAGTAAGTTGGTCGTCAGTTATCTCCATGCCGGGGTACTTAGCGTTGTGCTTGTCAACCAATTTAAGAGCGTTGTCATACCCCTTTTCATCCCCGCTACTAACAGCCAAGTTGACCAGCATGTAGACCTTCTGTTTAGAGCGCTGGGCTTCGGTCTGAATCTTCATAACCGCATTGGCTTTTTCTTGCTTGGTC